GAAAATTAACAGCGGTAATGTACTAGGAATGGTTGGTGACAATTTCGATACCCATCCGGACTGGCGTCACGACATCTTCGTGCAAGCCCAGAGCTTGATTCCGGACGTGGGCGACATCAAGAGCGGCAAGGCCGAGAAGTTCGTTAAGCGTGCCTACGAGCAGAATTACTGGCACACCGAAGACCGTCTTGCTGCGGAACAGGAAAAATTCGTCGAAGATGACCCGATTAACAATACTCCGGGGCTTGGAGACCTCAATTATCGCCGTATGGAGTACCCTATCCAGAAGAAACCCAACGGAAAGGGAGCCGAGGAAGACCGCGAAGAGGCCGAAAAGCGCGAGGTTCTGGACAAGGACGAGGTGCTGAACCTCTTGAAGAATCGGTATTCCATCTGCAGCACGGCCAGTGCTTGGGGCAACGAGCCTATCACCCAAGAAGACTATAAAGACCAGATTAAGCTGCGCTAGAACTTCTCATCATGATTCCTCCTCACGGGGCTGCGGGTAAAACCGCAGCCTTTGTGTTTTGGCACGCTTTTTGCTATAGTAACGGCGAAGAAACAAAACCAATTTAACAAAGAGGTAAAAAATGTTTGGTACTACAATTCTTCCTTCCTTCAGTATGCCTTTCGGTCGTGATTTCGCCCAGCTTGTTCGTGAAATCGCCGGTTCTATCGACGCGGAACATAAGCCGCAGATTTCTGACGATGCTTATCAGCCGAGTACGTTCACCTATGAGGACGGCGAAGGCGAAACGGTTATCATTGACCTTCCGGGCTGCCCGAAAGAATCCCTTGACGTTGAACGCAAGGGTCAGTACATCAAGGTCGAGGCCAAGCGCACGATCAACGGCAAGGAGTACAAGTACGCTACTTACTTTGCTACCAAGCTCGACATTGAAAACGCCAAGTACGCGTATGCCGACGGCGTGCTGACCGTGAAGATTCCGAAGGTCAAGAAGCCTGAAGATGAAGTGAAGAAAATTAACATCGAGTAGGAGGTTACATCTGCATAGTAGCAGAAAGGCCGCTGTTTAGCGGCCTTTTTGTTATTCTCTGGAGAGGAACTGTCTGTATTCGTTTAGAGCCTTGCGGACTTGTCCGAAGTCGGCTGGCTGGGTTTCTGCGAGAACCGTTGCTGACACAGATTCGAGGAACGCCTTGGGGTCGGTGTCTCCGCGCTGGGCTTCGAGGAAGTTGATCGCGTCGAACTTGCTCACTTCGGCTTCCGTCAAGGTCGTATCGATGTTGTTGATTAGGCCGAACGCCTTGGTAACGCCTTCAATGACGGCGCGGTTTTCGTCGGTTGCGAGTTTTCCGAGACGGAAAATGAAAAGCTTCTGTTCGTCGGTTGCTGGTGTCATAATATAACCTCTCTTTACCGTCAGTTTATATGGTTGGTTATGATAAACTGCGAATGAGGTGTATAGATGACTCCGGTATACTACGTTCGCGAAATTGAGAAAGTAATGATTGCCATTATGGACGTTTTCAACAATTTGAGAGTGAAACGCTATGATGACCAGAACCGCACTGTGGAGAACCGTACGGTAGCTGTGCCGCTGTACTCGCACAATTCTGACGACTTTGCAAACTATGTGTCATCGACGGCCACAGCCCAAGAGCCGATGCCGGTTCCTTGCGCTGGTTTCCGGTATGTGTCTAACCGTCACGACGAGACTCATATGGTACAGCCGACCTACGCTCGCGAAATCCTCGCCGAGGATATCGAGAAGTTCGTCCGTGATATCCAGCCTACGCCGATGACGATTACGTTCGAGCTTACTGTACTTTCGGACAACTTGGCGGACTTCTTTTTCTTGAAGGAACAGATCGAGCCGTACTTCAACACCTATAGAACCGTCCGTATCAAGGAATGGGATTTCGCACCGAAGATCGAGCGTCCGATTCCGTTCAAGATTACGTGGAGCGATAACATTGACGACGAGAAGGGTGACACCAGCAATGAGTACCAGTTCTACAAGACTACCTACACTATTGAGGCAATCGCTGTCTATCACCGTCCCTATGAACTCCCTGCCATAATCAAGTATGCGCAGATGAATTTCATCGTGAACAACGAGTATCAAGATTCGCTCCAAGTGTTCGTTTATCCGGATGAAATCGCGCAGCAGAAGAAACACCTCTGGGAAACCGTCGAGCCGTCCATCCGTGAAGGCTGGTCTCTCCTGAAAACCTTCACGCGTACGCTTGTTCGTAGGACTGACGAGAACGGCGAGGAATACTGGAAGGATATGACGATGAAGGAACTCGATTTGACAATTCGAGATCCTAACGACATTACTCACCGGAACCAGATTGGAAAGACGATGGGTGGTTACAACCCTATCTACAAGGGAAACCAGAAGAATGCGGCTGGTAAGGAGATAACTGATGCCGACGGTGACCCGATTCCCATTTACTCTTGGGAGGACGTGGTTGTCGGCGATGTTGCGCGTCCGGTAGAGGTTCCGCAGTTTGACTTGATCCATCTTAACTTCGACGAGGACACCGACCTTGAAGTCGACTACAGCGGTATGGGTCGTGACTTCGTTGCGGTGAACGACGAAACTCGTGAATTTGTTCCGGACTTGGCACCGGGTAACGGAAGCTATGCGCCGGGTGGTTATGAGACCGCTACGGACTGGTCGCACATCCTCAACTGGTTTGGCGATAACAAGGAAGGAAAGATTGAGGAGTCCTATACCTTCAAGGCGACGCTGCAGTTCAAGCAGCAGTGCGATACGGTTTTCCAATACCTGTACAATCCAGAAGACGTGACGCTTTCTGACGGTACTGTAATACCGAAGGGTGAGGTGTGGTTCGACTGGGGTGTGAGCGATGGAAAACTCTATTTCGCATATCACACGACTTCGATGTTCAAGCGTTTTGAAAGCGAACCGATACGTTGCGACAACTCCACCATCTACTCTTTCTACTTCGTGCTTTACGATGAAGGCAAGAAGGGTGCGTTTGGTGTCAAGACTAATTTCTCTGAGACTATGATTGCACTTAGAACCACGGAAGTGACCTGATGCTAGATATTGATTTTTTGCTGAACAAGAAGCGGCAGCAGACTATTGCCGCAGCGAACCAGACGATGCCCACTCTCCCTATGGGCGGCAAGGAAACGGTCAAGTGCAAGAGCCGTCTCGAAGCCTATATGGAAGATCTTACGTACGAGAAGGAACTGACTGGCGGAGCCGATACACCGGTACTCACCGGCATCAAGATGGGAAAAAAGTTATAAACATAGTGATAACACGGGGTATCTCCCCACAACAATGGACAAACAATGCTCAATTTCAAAGTAACCAGCATCAAGACGATGCCTCGTTCTCCCCAGACTGAAGCTATGGTTCAGCAGCATATGGCCGCCAAGGTGGCCGAGCAGAACCGCGCTTCCAACGCACTCAACGCAAACGCAGTCACTGAAGATATGATTGCGAAGTACCGCGCCGAGTATCAGGATTTCTTGAAGAATCTTGAGAAGATGGACTTCGGTACGATGTTTGTGCAGCCGACCGCTGAAACGAAGTCTGAACCCCTTCCGGAAGCTGTTCAGGAAGAAGCCTACAACGCTTTCGTCAAGGAAGACGAGAAGGCTAACGACCTCGTGAACGGCATTTCCGTCGGCGAGGAAGCTGGCGACGCGGTCGTTATCACGAAGAAGACCTCTCGCAAAAAGAAGTCTGCTGACGACACGACCGAAACCGCCTAGTTATTGGCGTTTACAAGTGTTTACACGTCCATCGAGTATTCGGTGGACGCTTTTTATTCGATAAACTATATTTGATAGTAGGGAGGTCCGGCCAATGGATATGAAGGCTATGATGGCGGAGCAAAAAGAAGAAATGCTCCGTGACAAATATATCGAGTCCGAAAAAGCCGGACGAGACTTGGGTGAACCGCGTATGGTTCAGTGGACAAAGGAACACGCGATTGCCTTCCGTCGCGAGTATTACCGGAAACACTTGATGGACATCGGAAATGGCGAAATACCGCAATATTTCGGTATTTTCCTTGACGAGGTGTCGAAGAAGAAAATCATTGACATATTGTTCGACGGCATTCCGAACGGTTGGACTGTCTACTCGAAGATGGTGGTGGTTTCTCGCGGCGATGTCTACCAGAACCCAGAAATTGTTGACTTCCTTGCTGAAAACTTGGGAAAGACCGTCGAACTTGAAGTGGTGTCGCTTGGTGTTGCCGTGGAGGCAATCGCCGTGGGCGTGTCCGGACTGTTCAAGTCGGTTGACAATCCGCCGTACATTCTCCTAGCGGTCGCGTCGGAGGAAGCGGTTGATCCTTCCCAAGAGTTCAACTTCAAGACGTGGAAACCATTCACGATAAACACGCCGTTACACGGAGTCGTTGACGCGTTTCCGAGTCATTTTGGATGGAAACACTAGATAAAATTGAAATGCCGAGGTCTGTAGCCGAGATTCCTGGCAACGAAGACCTCACTTTGCTCACCGCAATGATGAAAAAGAACGACTTTTTCGGATTTCCGGCGTATGTTGCCAGAATCGACGGCAAGATTGTCGGCATTGCGGTCGTCCAGCTGGGATATTATCCGGCGTTTGCAAAGGTATGGTGCCTAGAGGTGGCAAAACCTTACCAGAAAATGGGC